GGGTCGATACACTAAAGGCCGCGGTTCCGGAAGACCTGAAACAATATATCAAAGTCTACGATTTACGCGCAACCAAGGGCCGATACGATGACATTGTGTTTACGATTGATAAAACCATTAGTACACCAAACATTACCATCACAATATAACGCACGATTATTATAATTTATGTAAATAAACTATAATAGTCTATAATACATTTGAATGTTAACTCCACGCGATATTCGAAACCGAAAACACGCATCGTCCTATTCGTTTTTACAGGAAGAATTGGGCGGACCGACCGTGTTGTCGATGGATGTGGAGGGTTCCGTCGACGACCCAGACGGAAAAATCAAAACGTATTTGTGTGTATATACCCGAAACAAACAAACGGCCGAAATCGACGGAACACCGAATGTTCCGTTGGAATTCATTTCGTATTGGATGATGCGAAAGAAAGACAAGCATCACAAAGACAAGTACACGTTCCCCACCTTTGTTTATTTAGCGCATGACAACGACAATGACGCCGAATACGACGACGAAGACGAAGCGGCAGATTCTTTCCGCGACGAATGTGTCGAGCACATTTTGGCCAGCATGAATCTCCGGCAAACAAAAGGCGCAAGCCGCATTTCATTCGGATATAGAGGTATAATTCCGTTGGGCGACAACCGGGTATGTGCGATGTTTGATTACGACGAGTTGATGTTGTCCGGATTTCGTCCGACAAAACAAACGGGAAAATGGGTGATTGCCGACGAAATACTCCATCGCAAATCCGTTCTGGGTATTCGTGTAGATACCGTTATCGCCAAGATGTTTAAAGAACATCCGGTCATTTGGCAACAGTATTACGACAACCGACCGGTAGCAATACCGAAACAAATGTATTCATTGGTGGCCGATGACGAAGACGACCCCAAAACATACCGTACCGAAACCGCCGACGATTCACTGACCCGGTTGCCCCACGCACTCTCGCATTTGTTTGCGCAACGATACTTGATGACGGAACACCCGATAGAACAAGTTCGCCCCATAGAACAAGTTCGCCCCATAGAACAAGTTCGCCCCATAGAACAAGTTCGCCCGATAGAACAAGTTCGCCCCATAGAACAAGTTCGCCCGATAGAACAAGTTCACCCCATAGAACAAGTTCGCCCCATAGAACAAGTTCGCCCCATAGAACATACCCGGTATGCGTGTTTCTTACACGATGTGTATGTTCCCAGCCAGGCGGATCTGGAAAATATGCCCGAAGACATGGAGGACGACCGAATCGAAACCTTGCGCGATATTCCGTACGTCGTGTTTATGAACCAAGCATCCAGACCAGTGTCGGTCATGGGTATTTCCCGACCCGATTTATTTATGAAAATCCCATAAAAGTATTTTATTTTATTCCAATAAACTATGAATAAAATAAACAAACCAAACCACAAAACGAAACGATAAAATTATTTCACTTCCACTGAAACGCGGGCCAGTCTTTCCGCACGCTGAAGCGTATTGGCGTTTCGTTCGCGCGCATATCGGGCCTTGCTTGCCCACGCGTCCTTGATTTCCCGTGGCACCTGTGTAAAGAAATGGCGCTCATATTGCTCCGGGTTATCGTAAAAAAGCATAGACGATTCACGTCTTCCGGACTCGCCAGTCGCCAAACACACACTGAAAAACAAATCTTCATCGTATGTTCCAGTGCGGTATGGCTCTTGGCGTTGACCCGACACAGCATTACGCAAAAACATTCCGGGGGTAGAGGAGGTCTCGTAAAACACGATACGCACAGTGCGCCCCTTCCCATCCTGAGCAACTACCTTTCGGCGGACACAGTTGTATCCCGGGTCAGCCTGCTTTATTTCCTTCAATTCACGGCGCACATTTCGGGCATAAGAACCCGTCTCAATCGTACTGCCTTCGTCGGTGTAGGCGTCGTCGAAATAGTTGTTGTTATTGTATTCATCGGGGTCAACGCCGGAAACGGTCTCAATGTATCTATCTTCAGTATCAATATCAGTCATAGTTTAGAAAGGGGTGCGATTCGCGAAGCAAAAAAACAAACAAGCGGGGATGTTATATACTCAATACGGGCGTTGCTTTTATATCGGTTTCGACAAAACAAAATATACCCAAAATATAAGATGATTGACATTATCAATTACCAGATTTATGGATTTCCCGTGTTGATGTATGGTATGATGGCAATTACCGCTGGCGGGTTGACGTACGCAACCGTCAGCGCAAGCGGAAATTTAGCGTCGACTCCCGGTGCTGCCCCTGCGGACCCGGCTCTTGCTCCCGCTTCGGTCGCTCCCGCTTCGGTCGCTCCCGCTTCGGTCGCTCCCGCTTCGGTCGCTCCCGCTTCGGCTGCCCCTTCTCCCGTGATCGGTGGAAAACGCAAATCGGCGAAATCCAGTCCCAAACGAAAACACTCCGGAACCGCCAAGAAGCACGCATGAATGTCTAAACATGAAGAAGCAAAATTGATTCTATCCTATAGATTAAACCCAAGTGTACTACAACCCCAACATGTCTGTATCTTTAATCGAAGGAGAATTTGCCAGCGCGCTTCCAGAGAAATATGTATACGAATCGCTCTATGTTTCGCTCGGCGGAAAATACTGCGAACCAACCGTCTCGTTTTGTTCGCCCGCATACATGTCGGGCAAATATATACCGACCAACGCACTATATCAAATTATCCCGGCATTCCTCCGGTATCCCACCAACCCAGCCGCGCGTCATGTCGTGCTGCTCGTCGACTGTTTCGGGGAAAGTCTCGTGCAAAATCTGCAGATTCTGAAGAAAATGGTGGCTGCTTTCCCGCATATCGATGTGTGGGTATACGACACGGAAATAACCGTCGACACCATCGGTGGTCTGACCGAGGCCGTAGTGGAATATGCCGTCGACCACGGCATTTCTCCCGCGAAATTCTTGATGTGTAATTATATCAAGTTTCGCGCGTGCGGCATCGAGCAAGTTCAGTTCGAGTATACCATTCCGCGCATTATCCAGAAACATTTAGCCAAACCATTTGCAGATTGTCTGTACCAATGGTTCGGATACCAGTTTTATACATATAATTTAGTGTATCGTTTTCGAACCTATACACTGAGCCGCCATCTCGAGGTGCTGAAGTTGTTGAATATGTATGGCGAAGATATGCCAGTTGTGAGCGGAAATGCGGCCAGTATGTTCATGGTGCCCGTGTTGCGCGAAGCCCGCAACAAAGAAGTGTTGGTCGAGTTTATGTCGAAAACGGTCGACATAACCTCCTATCCGAAACGGCGCGATGCCATTTGTTCCCATTTAGTCGATTTTGTAAGAGAACCTTGTATGTAATTGTTATGCTGAAAACTCGGATGCTGCCTGTGCGCACCTACTAAAAAATCCAATCACCTGTGTTTTGTCCGCCCCTAAAACTACATCGTCGGGAATATCCGACACATTCCCTTTTTTCCATGCGAGCAGAGCGGGAATGCCGTTGACACGTTTGCGGTTTTTCAAATAGGAATAGAGCTCGAGCGATTCGTCGATGTCGACTATGACGACCTGAACGGATTTAGGCATTTGGCTGATTCCGGCGGCTACTTCGGTATGGATGCGTTTACACGGCCCGCACCATTCGGCGCCCATCTTTAGCAATACCACACCTGGATTGGCGGATAGGATTTTCTGGAACTCGCCGATGTTGGCAACCTGGGTAATGATGTTATCGGTCATTGTTTTGTGTAGTGTAGTTGGGTAGGAATAGTTTAAATCGTTTTTATACTAAAGTATTTTATGACTATACTATATATTTTGTGGGATGGCAGCGTTTGTACCGGATGTAGAAACCTATATTACACAATCAATACAATTTTTACAGAAGTGCGTTAATGATGGAATACATACTGATGTGTTATTAGCTCACTGTGTTGAACGAGCGGATGATTTGTTTCGGTATATAGTAAGTCGACCAGGCGACTTACCCATTGACACAAGTTTAGTACAAAAACTAATCGAAGTAAATGACCATCTTGTACGAATTAAAAAAAATATGATGTTATCGATAGTAGACCTTGACGCAAAAAAATGTACTCTGCAAGCTGTTATAAATGCTGATTATGAAGAGTTCTTTACCGCATTAAGAAAGTTTCATAATTTATCTGGTATGCCTGAGATTAATAATCGTGATGATGTTGATGTTCATAATTCTCAAATGAATGGTGGGTTTCCACAAAAATTAACCCGTTTAATTGGGTTAGTTAGTCACGCAATAGAGACTGATATTAACGTTATAAGTACTAATTATTATAGCCAGGAAGAAATACCCGGCTTTCCATATACACGGGCCAAAATACAAAAATATACACTTTTACTGAATGCTTTATGCGCACAAATATACAATGTAAAAGCAGCGAAAAGCAATGAACCACCGCCAGCCTTTGTCCAATTGCCTGAAGCAATCGCAAACACAATTAACATAAATATTGGTAGAGTAGTCGTACGTGCTGATAACACAGCCGTAAATATTATAACAACCCTCGACAGAGTAGCCGATACAACTCACCAAATAATGACTGGATTTTACGGTATTTGTAGTGCTATTATTGGTGGAGGCGCTGCTGCAGCTAATACTGCGTTTACAATCGCCGGATTGGTAATGGATATAGGTGAAGGTATTCTTCGCCATGCACACGGCAAACATTCATATTTTTCGGAATCGGAAACAGACAGTTCGAGTGTAGGTTCATCAAGTAGTATCTCCTCCGGTAAAACGGCGGCAATAAATGACCTAATGTCTCATAATAGCAAAAGAGGTAGAGATAGTGATACCCGTAGTAATAAAAGTGAAATTTTTTACCATATGCCACTATTATCCGAAAGATCTGTAACCAGTATAAGTAAATCAAGTGCCAAATTTAGAGAATTAATTGGCAAAGACGCAGATGATAATAGCACCATCAAAAGTGAGGTTAGCAAATCGGTCAATGGTGCTCGTAGTCCTGAATTTTTGGCGTTTAGTTCTTTGCCATTTGCAGAAGTGACGGTTCGAGCATCTGCAGAAGAAGAAGAAAAAGTAGGAATCGCATGGCATGATGTCTATACAAAAGATCATGAAGCATATTTAAATAGTATAAAAACACGTTTTGGTATTTTGGGTGCGGAAGTAGCTAATTCCGACAACAATAATATGCTTATCGATAACGGTGTATTTAGTTTTCCTAACAGCGCTGTGAAACAGCTTACCGTTGCCGACTTGGAACAAGTAGCAAACGATTTTTGGGATATCACTCACAGTAGGGGGGATATCGATTCTGACGGTAAACTTACCCTAAACGAAGCAAACGTGATTACATCATCAGACCCACCTCAATCCGGCGACTCGTCAATTGTAGACGACATCCCGTCAGCTGTGGATAATACAAAAAATTTCGACGCCGAACTCATTGCTTTATTATTATTGCCATACCCAGAAGCCGAATCTGTATGTAAGTTAGGTTTTGTTGGTGATGGTAAAACTGTCGTAGATGTAGATTCGCAAGTATCACTCGACCCCAATGACTTCAGTGATAACGAGCTCGGCGGCGGCTCTAAACCCCGCCGCAACAAACGCTCCATCAAGAAGCGCGCCAACAAGAAAGCCCGCACCACTCGCCGCAAGCGCGCAACCAAGAAGCGCCGTGCTCTCAAAAAGAGACGCACAACCAGAAAGCGATAAATTTCGCCCAGCCGATATATATTTCCAATATATACCGTTTACATGTCGTGTCCAAGTCTAAACCGCAAATTTAACCCAGAAACAGGATATTCTACTCAACCCACTACGCGCCGATCTACACACGCCAACAACGCCAGTCCAACAAATACCCACAATCTCAATCTCCAAAACTATACATTCGACGAGCTCCTCGACATGTTCGACCTAACCTACTCCATGACTTTAGCCGATTTGAAATCGGCCAAGCGCAAAGTATTGATGCTTCACCCTGACAAGTCCAACCTTCCCGCCGAGTATTTCCTCTTCTACAAACGCGCATTCGAGAACATCGTCCAATACTACGAAAACTACACCAAACAGAATGTGGTCATTGACGAAACAACTCCGACCGATTACGTTCCCCTCCATACGTCCGAATCCATCCGCGGCGTCGAGAGTATGTCCCGCGACCAATTCCATTCGCGATTCAACGAGCTCTTCGACCAGCACATGGCGGTCAAACCCGACGATTCGCGCAATGCCTGGTTCCGTTCCGAACAGACTCCCGAATATATCCCCAAACAACCCGTTTCGGTTTCGAATCTGGCATCGACGTTTGACCAAATCAAACAACATCAGCGACAGAACGAGATGGTGCGGTATTCCGGCGTCCGCGAACTCGCCCATTCGTCGGCGGGAACGCAATACTATGACGACCAATCCAACGAGGACGCCGACACATACGTGTCCTCCAATCCGTTCAGTAAACTCCCGTTCGAAGACTTGCGCAAAGTCCACAAAGACCAAACCGTATTCGCCGTGAGCGAACAAGACTACGACGCCGTCCCGAAATACCGGAACGTCGAGCAATACAGCGCCGCGCGCAATTCGGCCCCATTGACGCCGATGGAAAAAAGCAAGGCCGAGATGTTGTTTGTACAAAAAGAACAACTGGCAAAAGAACGCGCGGCGAGACAACAATACCAGGCCGAACAGAAATCGCGGGAATATGCCGAACGCAACCGGGTCGTCCGAGG